GCGCCTTTTTCGTCTTCGCATCGACGTCCACGGACACGACCGTTGCGCCCGCCTTTTTGAACGCCTTCTTCGCGTCCGCAATGGCCTTGTCTTTGTGCGACAGGTTGTAAATGTCGAAAATGAGGTTTTGCATTGCGTGTTGTCCTTTACGGGATCGGCGGGCCGACACGGTTGCCGTCGCCTTGTTCCATGTGCGCGTGACCTTCCAGCGAGATATTTCCGGCCTTGATATCGCCGGTCGCTTCAATGCCGCCGTCAATCTGCGCGGATGCGCCCGAGCCGCCGCTACCTTTCATGCCGCCCTTGTAGGTCAGCAGTCCGTTGACGGTCGCATTGCCGTCGATTTGCACGTCGCCAGTGACGTGCGTGTTAGGCGCTTCCACATAGGCGAGCGGCGTCACGACATGCACTTGCGTACCGGCGATGACCTGAAACGTGTTGTCCGCGTTGAATTCAAAGTTTGCGTGCTCGAATCGCCGCCAATCCATTGCGTTTTCCTGATTGCGCGGGCGGTATCCGACGATGACCGGATGCCGCGTATCGCCGCCCTGAAACGCGAGCCATATCCGGTCGCCCGGCTTGATACGGATTTCGGTGTGTTCCGACTTGTCGCCGATAGGGTTGAGCAGTTCGGCGCGCGGTTGCTCGCTTGCGCCATCGGTCAAACCGGGAATGCGCACGCGGTACATGCGCGCGCCCCGGTCGTCCGCGCTTACCGTGTCGATGAAACCGGGCATGAGTCCAATCACGAGAGCACTCCTAGCCAAACGCGCGTGTATTGGGAGCCGCCGCCGCCGTCCGAGCCGTTATCCAAGTGATGCGCGACCGTCATCAAAACCATCGGTGTGCCCTGCACGTTGAGCATGTCGCCCGCGCGCAATGCCGGGTTGATCGTGGTCGTCACGGCCCGCTTATTCACGAGCACGCGGCCCATTGCGTTCAGTTGCGCGAGCGTCTTGCGCGGCGTGAATGCGAGCTTTTGCGCGGCGTCTTTACGCGTCGCGCTGATAACCTGCCCGTCGGGGCCGATGGAATAGAAAACGGGTATTTGGTCCGCGACGAGATGCGCGGAGTTGACCGACTCGCTCGAATCGACCGTGAGCGACGTGATCGGCGTCTGTGCGAACAGGTCGCGAAACGGCATGACCTTCAGCGACTTGCCGCGCCACATGGCCGCGCCGCCCATTTCCTGCAAAGCGCGCGCGATGGCGAAGGTCGGAATCTCGCCGACGTGACACGAGAACAGGTCGAGTTGGATATCGCCCTGCACAGGCACGGTGCCGCCGCATCCGCGATATGCGCCCGCGAGTGAGCCATTCGTGAAAATCGCCGCCGCCGTGCGCGGCAGCGCGAGCGCTTGCAGGCCGTCGGGGAACGCCGTGACATGCGTGCCCGAAAACGGCTCTTTACCCTGCACGCCGCCGTCCGCCATGTGTTGCGGCACGGCCTTGACGATGCGCATAGGCACGTCATTCACGACGAGCACCGCGCCGTCCTTAAACTGCGCGGCGGTCTGCGTGGTCGTGCGGAACACGCCTTCGAAGGTGAGCGGGATAGGCGCTAGGTCATACCGAAGCGTCGCCTTCAGCATCATGTCGCCGCGCACGTCTTTCACGACGATCATTAAACAGTCTCGATCGGTTGAAAGAAGGCGAGGCGCGGCATGACTTCGGTTTCCTGCCGCTCGATATCGGCCTGCACGCTCGACACGTCGCGCCCGAAGACTTCGACGCCTTGCTGCCGCGAGGTTTCGAGCACGCGCGCGTTCTCGCGCTCGACATACAGCATGTAGAGCGGCTTGATGATCGACCATTCGGACGGGGTGATTTCCGTCTGTGCGTCGAGCACCGCAGGCGCGGCGGGAGTCGGCGCGGGCGGCACGGCGGGCGTATCGCTATCGCCCATGCGCGTGCCGGGACCGAAGTCGATGCCCGACGAGATAACGCCCGTTCCGTCCGACGGCCCAAGGTAGGGCAGGCGATACGCGGTGAAAAGCGCATCGGTCGGATTGTCGTAAGCGATAGGCGCATCGAGCGCGGCAATGCGGCCATGCCCCGTATAGAAGCGGGCCGCATTGATCGCCTGTTGCTCCTGATCGGCTTCGTCCAGCACCATGCCGAACGGGTACGCGACGGAGAGCGCGAGTTCTACGAGCGTCATCGCGCGTTAGCCCGCGAGCGTCGCCACGTTGCCGGGCAGTGTTTCCCCGGTGTAGTGGAAGAACATCGTGCCGGAAAGCATCGTGACCTGACCACGGTTTTCCCAATCGCGGTCCGGGTTGTCGAGTTGCACGAAGCACTTGTAAATGCGCCAGCCGCGCGTGTGCTTTTCGAGCGTGCCTTCGTAAATCGTCGCGTCGAAACGACCGCCCGCCGCCATGATTGCGCGTTGGAGCTTTTCAGCGTCGCCATCGACCGTCTCATACATCGAGACTTGACCTTGCTGATTGATCTTCGCTTGCTGCGGCTGGAAGGTCGCAATGCCCATCGGACCGGCGATTTCGATTTCGCCTGCGCTCGAAAGGGTCGGTTGCGGGAACTGCTTGAACAGGAAACGGTATTGCTCGAACCCGTCGATGACCATCGTCGCATCGGACGAAATCGACTTGTCGCCGAAGGTCTGCAATTGGTTCAGAGCTTGACCGAGATAGGTATCGGTATTGAGAGTCATCTTTTCGCCCGGATGAATGGAAGTTTGCAAACCCATTCTCGAAGGCGTTTTTGCGATGACCCCTTTGCGTTTTCCTAGCTCAAAAAAGCGCGCGCCCAATAGAAAAAACCCGCTCTATGGCGGGCTTTCAGGTGGCGGTTTAACCGTCTCGCGCGGTCTTTTAAAGCATCCCCGGTATGGTCTTTTTGATGTACTCGCTTCGCGGCTTCCAGAACGGGTCGAACTGTTCCGGCAGCGTGACGATGCGAGCCTTTTCACTGGATTGCGCCGCGCGAAATATCACGTCCGCGCCATTGAAGTACCCGGCGTAGGCGTTCCATTCCTTGCGGTTGGACAGGATTTGACACGCGGCAAACTCATACGACATGCAGTATTCGACAGGCTTCGCCGCATCCCCGCTGCCACGACGGTAGTCCACACTGTCATAGCAGAACTTCGCGCGGTCCGACATGGCGTTTGCCCCGCCCGCCTTATAGTCCGTCACAGCCTGTTTCATCGCCGCGTCGATGTTGTTTTGGTCCGCGCGCGCCGTTTGCACGGCCCCTAGACACGCGAGCGAACTGATGACGACGGCGGCGAGAATGCTCTTTGGCGGCTTCATAACGGCGTCTGACCCTATGTAACGAAGTGTGAGCAGAATATTGCCAAAACGATGCAGTATTTCCTAACGGATTTTTCGGGGCCAATGTGCGCCGTCGCACATAAGCCCAGCAGGTCGTTGTTTTTACGCGGAAATCCCGCCCGTCGCGATTTGCGCCAATCGGCGGTCTGATAGGTCTTGTCCGACGGTCGAGTCTTGCGATACTCGGACGTCGATAGGGCCGGGCGAGTTGAGCGGTTGCGGAATGTCGGCGGCAACCGTCGGCGGCGCGGTCGCGGGCGCGACCGGCGAGGGCGGCACAGGCGGCGCGGGCGGCGGCGAGGCGGCGGCAACGGCGACGGTCGGCGCGGGCAGCGTGCCGCCCAAGTTGGACATGTCGCCGACGACCGACTTGCCGCGCGCTTCGAGCGCTGCCGAGTTCTTCGCGAGGTAGTCGGCGGCGGTCTTCGAGCCTGCCCCGTAGTTGAGCGACACGGCCTTTTGCGCCGAGTCCGACAGTTGCGAAATGCTCTTGCCGTCCTTCGCGCCTTGAATGATTTCCTTCGCAGCGCCCGGCCCTAACTGGTGCATCATGTACAGGTTCGCGGCGTTGACCGGCAAGCCCGATTTTTGCAGCATCGCGGCGTTGGCGTTTGCCAGTTGCATCCCGCCTTGAATGTTCTGATCGGCGTTGAAGCGGTCTTTGATGCCGACGCCCGAAGCGGTCGCGCCGGTGAATTGAAAGATGCCTGCCGCGCCTGTCGAGCTAATCGCATTCGCGTTGCCACCGCTTTCCATCGACGCGAATTCCAGCATCGTCTTCGGGTCAAGCCCGTTCTTCAGCGCCGCCGCGACGATCTTATCGCGCACGTCCGCAGGCATTCCGCCCGCGAGGTTCGCGCTCGTGTTCGCGCCGCTGCGCTTCAGTTCGCGGATTTTAGCGGCTTCGTCGTCGGTATAGCTGCCGTACTTCGCGAGTCCATCCCCGCCCTTGATGCCGTCAAAGGATTGCTTGCGTCGATAACCCTTGTCGAGCTTCGAATAGATGCCTTCGCCCCATTCCATAAGCGCGCCGCCAGTGCGCGCGATAGGTTCGGCCATCTTTGCACCCCGGTCCGCGACGTAGCCCGCGACCGCGCCGCCGACCGCCTTCGCGCCGTCCACGGCCTTGCCGCCAAGTTCCTTCGCCTTATCGACAGCAGGCTTAAAAAACTTCGTGAGGCCGTCGATGACAGGCCCCAAGTCAAGCCCGAGCTTGTCTTTCAGGAAGGTGGAAATACCCGATACGACAGCCGTCCATGCGTCGCCGACCGCCTTCGTGATGCCGTCGAGCTTGTCGGTAACGACCTTCCATTCGTCTTTTATCCACTTGACCGCGCCATCCCATGCGCCGGTAATCGTCTCGCCGACCTTCGACCAATCCACGGTCGCGAGCCATGCACCGACGAGTTCGCCGACCCTATCGCCGATGACCCCGCCAATCATTGCGCCGACCGGTCCGAGGAACATACCAAGCCCGCCGCCGATGATCGCGCCGATGCCGGACCCCGCGCCGGTAAAGCGGTCCGTGCGGTTCTGTTCCGGCGACTTGTTCGGATCGCCGGGGCCGAAAATCGACGCGAGCGCGGAGCCGCCCGCGAACAGCGCGCCAAGCAACGGCAGACGCTTGAGCATATTTTTGCCGAGGCCAAGCAGTCCGCCGCCGCCGCGCTTGAGCAGCGACATAATCCCGCGACCGCCGAACAGGGAGCCGACCCCGCCCGCGAGCGACGCAAGCATACCCTTGCCTTCCGTCTTGCCGCCGCCCGTCTTGCGCTCGATTTCCTTCAGCACGCGGGTTTCCGCGTTGCCAAATGCGCTCGATTCGCCCCGGAACATGTGTAGCTCGCGCAGGATGCGCCGATACCACGGCGCGGCGGGCAGCTTGGATGCCGCGCTGAAGCCGCGCCCGACGACCGCCTTGCCGACCGTGCCGACCGCCGCGAGCGGGGCCTTAATCATCGAGCCGAGTTCCTTCGATGCTTCGACGGTCGGATCGACCTTATCGTAGCCTTCGACGCCCGGCATGTTCGGCGACTTGAAGCCGGTAAAGAGGCCCTTGAGCTTCGAGAGGAAACCTTCGCCGCCTTCACGCTCACGCTTCGCCCGTCCGCCGCCTGCGTTGCTCGCGCCGTCGCCGCCTTCGCCCGCGCCGCCGCCCTTGCCGACGAAGCGCCCGCGCGCGTCGCGCGTCGCGTCAGCGTTGCCAGTGTTCGCGCCCGCCTGCAATGGCGTAGCGCTGCCGCTTTGCGGGCCGCGTGGCGGCTTGCCGCCGTTGGATGCGCCCGATGCCTGCGCCGGGCTTTCCGGGCCGCTCTGCGCGCCGCCCGCGCCCTTGCTCGACCGTTTTGCGCGCTCGCGCTTTTCTTCCGCATGTTCGGCAGCTTGGCGGCGCGTCATGTCCTTTACCGCCTTCGCGACTTCCGTTAGTTCGGCGGTCGGATAGGGCTTGAAGCGCCCGCGCTCGTCGCGCTCGCGCGCCAGTGCCGCCGCGACGCGCGCAAGCGACTTGCCGGTTTCATCGCGCACCACGGACGGCGGCGGCAGGCGTTCGCCCATCAAACCCGCCGACGGGCCGCGACTCGCGCCCGAATTGAGCACGCGCGCGCGTTGCGTGATCGTTGCGCGCGCGCCGACCTTCAGCAGCGCGAGAATCGCCGCCGTGTCGCCTTTCACGCCCTTCATTGCGCCCGCAAGCGACTCGACCGAAACCGCCCGGTCGGCAATCAGGAACCCGTTAGCGTCAGCCTTCATTTACTACCCTTGATTGAACATGAACGTGTCGAACTGCGAGAACGACAGTTGGATTTCTTGCAGGCCATCTTCCGTGCGCGAGAGTTCGGTTTCCAGACCGACCGGGCGCACGATGTACGATTCTTCGTACCCGCCGAACAGCGCCATAACTTCGTCATTCACGGCGGCGTGCAGGATGCGCAGGCGCAGCAGGTAGTCCGTCGGCAGGCCGAACGTGCCGTCGGCATGTACCGCGAGGCTTCGACGCTTGTTGAACCAGCGCTTGATCTGCCCGTAGGCGTCGTCATAGGTCGTCACGCGGATTTCGTCGCGCTCGCCGCCATTCACGATATCCATTTGCGCGGAGCCGATGCCGTGCGCTTCGCCGAGGATATTGCCGCCGCCAATGGACACGCTCGTGCAAAACATGTTGAACAGGCCCGACGCGTTTTGGTCATCGAGCGGGCTTGCGTAGTCCGTGATTTCGATGAAATACAGGTTCTTTTTCGCGTAGTGCGTGCTCGCGATTTCCGTCACCATCTGCGCGGCCTGAAACGGTGTGATACCGCCAAGCAGGGGATTCGGCAGGCCGTTGAACAGCACGTCGCCGCTCGTGCCGCCCGCGAGCAGCTTGGTAATGGCGTTGCCAGTGACCTTGTTGACGGCATCGAAGGCCGCGCCCGTCAGGTCGCCGCGCAGGGCCTTGTCGAGCGCGCCGGACGCCTGCGGCGCGAGCTTGCCGACGGCTCGCTTGAGTACCGCCGTGCCCGCGCCCAAGGGCGAGAAGCCCCCAATCGTGCCCTTCAGTTGCGACAGGCTCGAAGTGGTCGATTGGACGACGCGGTTCTGCACTTCGTCAAAGATGGACATTAGGCGGGTTCCTCGTCGGCGACGTCAGCCTTCTTCTTCGGCTTCGCTTTCGGCAGGGCAGGCGCGGGCGTGCCGCCTGCGTTGCCGACCGGCCCGGCCATGTCCGCGCCGCCGCCCGCGCCGCCGAAACCGCCGCCTTCCGCGTCCTGATCTTCGCCCGCCTTGATCGCTTCGATGACCGCCTTCGTAATGAGCTTGGCTTGGTCTTCATCCAGCAGCATGATTTTGGCGAGAATTTCTTCGATGGCCTTCGGGTCTTTGAAGCCGAGATTCTTGATGCTTTCGAGCGATTGCAGCAGCAGCGCGCCAGTGTTCTGCGCTTCCGTGCGGGTCTTTTGCTTCTCGCTTTCGAGCGCGCTGATCGTGCCGTAAAAGTTGACTTCCCACGGACGTTCGTCAGGCGGGAACACAAGCCCGTATTTGAACTGCGTATGGACGTCGATGATGTGATTGAAGAAGTCCGACAAGCCCACGCGAATCAGGCGCGAGCGTTCCGCCGCCTGCGCGCTCGTGCGGAAGAACCCGCCATCGCCCAAGCCGCCCGACAGCAGTTCGGAGAAGCCGAGCATCGACAAGTCCACGCCAAGCGCGCCAGAGAGCAGCTTCGCGTAAAACAAGACGTCTTCGATAGACAACGTGCCCGACTGGCCGCGCCCGCCGCCCGTCGCGAGCGAGCCATTCAGGGCGGTCATTTGCTTGTCGCCCCACGTCGGAATCAGGTGATAGATGCGTTCGAGAACCGGACGACCCTGTTTGATTGCCTGTTCCGCGCGTTGCTTTGACGCAGACAGAATCGACTTCATGTTCTGCATGAACGAGCCGCGTTGCTCTTTCGTCATGCCGTCCATGTTGACCGTCAGCATCGACTCGTCAATCGAATCGAGCACGCGCTGACCGACCAAGCCGACCATCGCCGCTTGCAGGGCGTCATACGGGCCTTCTGCGGCATCGAGAAACGAGCCGCCGACCAGTGACGGCATGAACGGCAGGGTATTGATATCGTCCGTGTCGAGCGCGGTCCTGATGGCCTTTTCCATCGCGCGGACCTGCGGCACGTAAATCATGCGCGGCATTTTGAGCCGGGCCATCTGGAACAGGGTCAGGCGCACCGTGGATTTCGGGCCGCTCGCCGCGACGAAGCCCATCGTCGTATTGCCGCGCTCGTAGGCGGTAATCATCGACGGATGCACGAGTTCATCGCAGTACACGTCCACGACGCCGAGCTTGCCCGCCGTATAGATGCGCCCGTAGGCGTCGCCGAAGCCCGCGCCATTGAAGGCCACGGTGTAGGCGATTTTGTTGAAAATCGGACACAAGTCTTTCGCGATTTCTTCGGCGATTTTCTTTTTGCTCTTGTCCTTCTTCGCGTCGGCGGTCGCTTCGATGAATACCGTGTCGCCGCTCGTCTCGTGCCCGCCAAGCGCGGCGGTGACGTGCAGGCGCAGCGCGGTCGAGATAATCGGGTCGCCAATCATTTCGATGCGCTTCTGGTAAATCTGAAGGCGGTTGCGCGCGGTCGTGCGCCCCGCGCCAAGCAGCATCGAGATAGTCAGGCCGTCTGTGAGCGCGTCCTGTTGTTCGGCGTCGCCAATCTCAGCGGCGTTGACGCCCTTTGAGGCGAACAGGGCTTTGATTTTGGCGAAGCCCGAGGGCTTGCTATCGGTCGGAGTCGGCATGGCGTTGGACGATATGAGAACAGCGTCCAGTGTCGCCGCCGCTTGGCGCAAGTCGCCCGCGCGTTTTCCTATGCCGTGCGGCCAAAAAAAAGCCCCGCGCGAAGCGGGGCATAACGGAGCCTGTCACGATGAAAGCGGGCCACCACGGAACCACATCGTCGTGGCCATACGATAGCAGGATGATGCCCGGCGCGTCATCTAGTCCCGCCAATTCAGTCATCCGGTTTTTTCAGAAGGTCGAAGGGCTTCTCCACGCCGAGCACCGCGAGAAGTTCGAATTGCTTGGCGCGCTTGCCCCATTCTTCGCCGCGCTTCTCTGCGCGCTGAATCAGGTTGATTGCCTGACTGATTGTTGCGACCGGCGTATCGACAGGCAGGCTCCCATAGTACGGCTCGCCGTCTTCGCCGTAGAGTTCGAGCGACGTGCTCCACCTTCCACGCTTGATTATCGCAATGCCGCCTTCGACGCCCGGCACGTCGGATTCGCCGGGTTCCCCGTCCGTCTGTTGCGCGACCTGTGCGCGCTGCGCGGCGGCGTCTTGCGCGTCGGCAGGCTTGCGCATAGCGCGCCCACATGCAGCGCGCCAATCCGGGCTTCCGTAATCAAGCCCGCTTTCAATTGCAGCTTGTGCGCGCAGCACGGCGGTGATTGCTTCTTCCGACACCACGCGCATTTCGTCCGGCGTGAGTTCGTTCCAGATTGCGGCTTCCTGTTCGGTCATGGCTTTTCCTGTTGGTTGAACCAGTCATCGAGCGCGAGCGCGGTCGTGCCCGCACGGTTGCACTCGTATTCGTACAGCCGATAGCGGCGCATCGTGTCAAGCGGAAACCACTTGTCACCCCATGTGCTAATGCGCGTTTCCATCGCGACGTCCGGCGCGGCGCGCAGTTGAGCATCGGCGTCGCGCGGCGCGTCGATGACATGGCCGTATTCTCGAAAGACGTGCGCCTTCACGTCGAGCAGTTCGAGCGCGCGCTTTTGCGTGGTCGTGAAAACCCCGCGCTCTACGCGCCCGTCGTAATTGCAGATATAGACCTTCGGCGGCTTCATCGTCCGTCCTTCAGTTCCAGTCGCGCCGCTTCAATCAAGTCCTTCGCGAATTCCAAGGCTTCGAGCGGCGTCAGGTGCAGCTTGAGCGTGCGGCGGTCGTCGCCGGGCATGGCGCAAAACTCCACGGACATGCCGAGCGCGAAACGCGGGCCGCGCTTAACGAGCGCGATTGACTCGACCAGTTGCGCCGACTTCAGGTTGAATTTTTCGTCGATTCTCATACCGGGTAGCACTCGTCCGAATTGACCCAAAAAGTAATGCCGCCGCCGTCGCGACGCAAACAGATTTGGCCTTCGCGCTCGCCAGTGCCGCGCGCGGCCACGACATGCGACGAACCCATGTGCATGACGCGGTAGGTCGCGTCCGCCTTCTTCAGTTCTTCGACAGCGGCGAACAGGATGCTTCCCCATTCAATCAGGCCGTTCCAGTTGCAGAATTCGCGGAAGGCTTCGCGCGGCGTCATGGCGGCGATTGCTTTGTCGTCGTGCCCGCGCTCGCGAATGTCGTTGAGCACGGCGGGCGGGATTTTGGTCAGGTCAAGCATGGTATGCCTCACAGAGAAGCCCGGCGCGCAGGCCGGGCAGGGTTCTTATTCTTCGTCGTTGAGCGGGTCGAGCACGAGTTCATTCACGACGTCAACCGGGTCGTCGCCGTCGGACATGAGTTCTTCGAACGACAGTTCTTCCGGGAAGTCATCGAGCGACACGTCTTCGATGCGGTTCTGTTCCTGTTCGAAGTTGTCGATCCATTCGCGGACCTTCTCGCCGTTCGCGCCTTCCTGCCACTTTTCCGAACGGTCGCTAAATTCCTCGTCGCGCTCGCTCTGAATGTCTTGCAGTTGCGCGCGAATGCTTTCCGCCGCCGTGTTGTATTCGTCAATCTTCTCTTGCAGGGCGGCGCGTGCCGCCGCGAGCGCTTCATTGAAGACGCTCACCGCGTCATCGAGC